ACAGATGCAGAAGTTCCCGCAGTGAATGATATTGCAGAGTTTTTAAAGAATCCGTATGAGTAAGCAGTTTTTGCTCCTAATGCAGATGTTCCGAATACCGCTTCAATATCATTTGTATCAGATGAATCCAAAGATGCGGATAAACTTAAACTACCACTATTAGTATGTAGGATAAAATCACCATTACCTGAACCCGTTACACTTGCACCATATAAACCTGCGTTTGAGTTTGTTGATGTATTGAATAGGATACCCAATGATTGTGAAACTGCTCCAGAAGTTGCAGTTAGTAATAAAGGAGCAGTTTCGATGTATCCACCGATACCTGCAATTCTTGCGATTGTTGCAGTTCCTGCCTCTCTTAAATATGATTGTACTGCTAATGGTGTGTAGTATGTTCCGTCTACTGCTCCAAAAAGAGTTTCGAATTCTGCTTGAGAATTAACAATTGTAGGAACTACTGGTCCTTCTTTGAAAGGTCCTATAAATGCTGCACCAATATCAGCTACACCTTGTTGTAAAAATGAAAGGTCGTTTTCTTTTGTAAAAACACCTGGTGATACTATTTTATCTGCCATTTTAATGCTTAATTTAAAAATTTTATTATCTCAATATAAATATAAAAATTATTTTCAAAACACCAATTCTTATTTGTATGTTGGTGAGAAGTAATCATATACTTGTCCAATTTCAGTTGAACTCAATTGTCTGTTATAGAATAATACAGGTCCAATTTGTCCTGTGAATGGGTAATTTGTTTCTTTAGGGTTGTATCCAACTGTTACCAATCCAGATGTTGTATAATCCTTTGAACCGTTTGATATATTCCCTTGTGATGTTTTATCTAAATATCCAACGTTAGTACCATTTAATGCGGCAGTATAAGAAACCATATACCAAGTGTTTGTAGATAATGCAAAATTACTACTTGTGTATTGAATACTTGTACCATCATGTAGGAAATAAGTACCACTACCATTTGAGTTGATATATAATGATATCAATCTAGTAGCAGCACTATCTTGCTTATTAAAGAAGTTATTCCAAGTATTAGCAGGATGGGATGCAAATCTAACCCAAGCTATTACAGAATATGCTGATGCGTTAAATTGAGTGTATCCACCGTTGATATTTGTTGTTCCATCTTTGTACCAAAACTTATTAGTATCTAAAGACCAATATTTTTCTTTTCGGCTTGCTCCGTTATTGTATGCAGGGTTGCCACCAGAAATACCTGCTGCATTTGTTACACCGGCTGGTCTGATACCTGTTCCATATCCCGCTAAATCCAACCAATCTGCCGTTGCAGTTCCTGCCGTAGATGCTGCTTTCGATGGGTCTAAATACATTCTTAATCCTGATGATGGAATGTATGGTTGTGTAGTTGTACCTTTATTATGTGATATTACTCCATTTGATAAATAAACGTCCGCATTCTCCACATTGACAGTTACAATTTCAATATCTTCGTTTATAACACCAATATCGGTTACTTCAACTTCAACCAAACCATCTGTATCTGAATATGTAATAACTTTATCACCAATAAGAATATCTTGTATAGCTTTGAAGTGGTATTTGTTTATTTCAACATCATATACCCAAAGAGGGTGAGTTCCGGTTGCTTTAATTAAACCATTATTTAATTCGTAATATCCACTTGCAAAGTTAAATGTAATATCTTTAACAACTACATCTTGTGCTGCACCATCAGATTCTTCTAACATAAAGAATCTCCAATCTAGTTGGTCTGATTCAGGGTCTTGTGATTCATCTGGCAATCCTGCTGGCACCCATGCTTTAATCGTATCCCCAACTACCAAATCTTCAACATTTAATTGGTTTCCAGATGCAAGTGTTACTTTAGTTCCAAACAATAAACAAAAATCAGGTTGGTTTATTGTGTTATAAACATCAACCGCATATAAAGTTTTTGTAGTTGCTACTCCGTAGTTTGTTGCATTTACATTATACCCATCTGCATATTGCATTGTTAAAACAGAAGATGCTTCCGAATATGCGGATGCATTGATTGCGGCCGGTGTAATAGGAACTACCGTAGGACCTGATGAAAATACTCTTGTTCCAGGTGAAAAGTTTGCATTACTAAATGAGCAAGTGTAATTGTTGGTAACTTGCTGAACTTTTGAGTAAAATAATGAACCAGTGGATGCAAATGAAAATTGTGCGTTTTCACTGGTACTTTCAACAATATAAGTATATGTTGGAACTGTTACTGTGACAGCATCAGTTGCAAATCCAAGTAAAGACGAGTTTGATGTAGCACCACCCAATCCTCCGATTGAAACTGCCTGCGTTGTTCTGACAGAACCACTAACTGCTCTGTATAAATTTCCTAATGATAAATTAGTTCTTGCCATTTTTTATGTGTTATTCTCCGTTATAAATATGTAAAAGTTTTTCTTTCCATACTTCTTTATTTCCAAAGTGGCTCATCATCCAATTTTTTAATTTTTGATGTTCTACTTGTCTCTCTTCGTAAGTATCTTTACAGATTTGCTCATAAGTTTCCTTAAAACTTTCTGCATCCTTTGCCGTATATTTGTAGTCGAGGGGAATACACCAGTTTTCGTGTAATATTGGTATCTTACCCCAATCAACTGCTTCAAATATTCCATATCCGAATGGTTCATTTTCAAAACAAGAGTGAGATACACCCCAATCAAGTCCATAGAACCTTTCCTTATATTTGTAATCAAATTTATAAATTTTACTTTTTTCAAATTTATATCCGTACTTTTGTCTGTAATATTTATTAAAAGTTTCTGTGTTAGTAGATACATATGATTCAAGCCCATCTATGAACTCTACATTCTTTCTACCTTCTGCTCTTGCAGCAAATCCTACTTTTAAGGATTCAGAAACTTCTTTATTTACTTTAAATTCGTATTTGTTTGGTATTTGATGTAAATTATCTGCTTTATATGGAAAATGGTATAACCCTACCCATACTTTGTGTTTAATTTTATCAATCATTTCTGATTCATATTCCCAATTTCCGTACCAATGTAAGTATTCTTCTTTTTTCATTTGTGCCATTAAAGACACTTTTGTTAAATTATGAAAAACGATTGAATCAATCTTTTCTAAACTTTGATGAATAGCTCGTGTTGGGGTATAATGACCATGAAGAATATGTATCCGTCTTGCACCTTCAAATATTTTTAATATCTCATCTTCCGATGTTTCCCAAATGTGGTCAATATCAATTGGAAACTCTTCGTAGTTTTGAGGTTTGTGTCTATGGAATAGAAGAAGTGGCTTCACTTCTAAATGAGGAGCCACTTCTTTTATCCATTCTGTTACCCATATATCCGCACCACTATTGAACCAAGGTCCTCCTGCGGTGGTGTAATAAACGTCGTACATTTATTTAGAACCTATTTGTGCTTTTAATTGGTCGATTTGTGTTTGTTGTTCTTTAATTGCTTCTACCAATAAACCTACCATTTTAGAATAATCTAATGCTAAGAAACCATCCGCTCTTTCAATTACTACCTGTGGTAGAACTTGCTGAACTTCTTGTGCGATTAAACCTGTCTTTGGAGTTGATTTAGTTACATCACTTACATCATCATTCCATTCCCAAGTTACACCATTTAATTGCTTAACTTTCAATACTGCATTTGAGATAGTTTGAATATTATTCTTATGTCTCTTATCAGATGTAAAGAATGCCGTAATATCACCAGTTGCGGTAATAGTTCCGTTAATAGTTAAGTTACCAAATGTTGGAGTTGCAGTTGTTGCTACGGATTGTCCAATTGATATTGTTACTGCTCCGGTTGCACCACTTACCGTTACACCAGTTCCTGCAACATTTGAAGTTACACCCGTATTTGCAATTGTTACTGCACTACTACCATTGTATGATGTTCCACTTAATCCAGTACCAATTGTTAAAGTATCTAAGTTAGTACCCAATGCTTTACCACTAATTGTAGAGTTTGCAAGTTGTGAATTTGAAACTGTCCCAGTCACACCACTAAATGCAATTTGAGATGACCCCGATACGACCGAATCTCCACCCGTATTTAAGTATCTAGCATCAAATGTTGTAGTTAATTGTGCTGAACTACTAATTACACCATCCGTATCCAACTTAGTTTTAATAGTTGTGTTAATTGAAGATGTAAATGCTTCTAAGTTAGTAGTTTCAACTTCTAATGCAGTTAATCTTGTAAGTGCAGAAGAACTAAATGATTCTAAATTAGCAGTTTCAACTTCTAATGCAGTTAATCTAGTTAATGATGAACCACTTACAGTTGATAATTGGTCCAATCTATTATTTTGAGTAGTATTAGTAGATAATGCAGTAGATGCTGATGCTTCTAATCCTGATAATCTATTATTCTGCGTTGTATTAGTTGTATCATTAGAACCAGTGTAAGTATTTAATGAACTCAATATACCAATTACTTGGGATGAACCAGAAACTACTGTTTCAGCATCTAACTTAGTTTTAATAGTTGAGTCAATTGAAGATGTAAAT